CACCTATTCTATTTTCAATCCAAGTCTGAACATTAGCTTTACTAACAGAGTCGTAAGCAGTAAAGGTTGACCAGTCTGCTGGATTTTTTAGATCTAAATCAAATCCGTGTACTGCTGTATTACTTGTTTCACTGCTTGTAGCCGTCAAGTTTCCCAAAACTCTTTTTATAACATCATTATAAGTAGTGCCACTTTCTGTGATGTCTTTAGTGAATAATGTTTCTATGTTCCATGTGTATGATACTGCCATATTTACTCCTTAATCTGATGTTGGTGCAGAACCAGTAGTGGTTCCATTATCTGTAAAAGTTATGGTGACTCCAGCTCCTCTTTCCCATGCGGCTCCTGCGGCTCCTGCGGAACCAGCAGCTCCACCCGCTGCTCCATTTGAAGTTGAATTTGTTCCTGCCGTACCAGCAGTTCCACTTGCTCCCGCTGATGCAAAGTCTCCACCATTACCACCTGCACCTCCAGGACCACCATCACCTCCAGCAGTTGAGCTTGTACCAGAAGACCCACTTGCTCCAGAATCACCTGCTGGTTGATTGTTAAAACCTCTACCTAAACCACCTGCACCACCTGCACCACCTGCCTCTCCGTCAGCTTGTGTTGACGGTCCAGGATATTGTCTATATATAGTCCAGTTTTCGCTAGTTACTTGATTTCCTCTATAATATGTATATTGACCTGATGTATAAGATGTGTAGTTTCCTGTGTTTGGAGCAGGAATACTTAAATTAAAAGGTAAGGCTTGAGCAGCCCAAGCCATCGTTGTGGCGTTTCCTCCACCTCTTGGACCCCAATAATAATAATATGAGTTTGTTTGATAAGGTGATACGACTTGATATATAGGACCTTGTTGATTAGTTTGAGTTTGTTGTGTATTACCGCCGAGACCACCGCCTCCGCCACCAGCACCACCGCCTCCGCCACCTCGGATAACTCCGTTGTTGACTAAAGTGGTGTCCACAGCAAATTTCATAGCGTCACCACCAGCACCACCATCACCACCAGCACCACTATTGGCACTACCAGCAGATCCACCAGCACCACCAGCACCTAAAATAGTTCCATTGTTAGTGATTGTTATAGTCCCAGCACCACCAGCATCTACCTCTAAACCGTACTCGGCAGTGTTATTACTACCTAATGTTATTGGAGATGGAATGACTATATTTTTTGGATAATTGACATCGTAATCATCACCAAACAAAGTAGATGCGTTTTGATCTGTACCAGATGACCCACTTAAAAAGGCAGTAGTATAAGTAAAAGTAAAACCTTTTGCTTGATCATAATAATCGCTTACGTCTATTGCACCAGATGTAGCAACACTAGCTGCAAGATTTGTAGCTTGATTATCTCCAGCTTTTTTTAAAATGTTAGAACCACCTCTATAAAGATCACCTAAACTAATTGCACTAGAGCCACCTACAAATTCAGTTCTAAGTGCAGAAAAAGATAAAGACTGTCCAGAACTAGGTATTGCCACTAATCAACCTCCGTTATTTATTTGTTGTTTTAGTTGTGTTATTTCTTGTTTTAATTCTTTAACTGCTTCTATGAGAACAGCAGTCATTTTAGCATAATCGACTGACTTAGTACCCATTTCATCTTCGGCAGTTAAAACAACTTCTGGCAAGATTGGCTCGACTTGTTGTGCGATAACACCTATTTGTGTTTTTGGATCGCTTACATCTTTTCTTTTATATGTTACGCCTTGTAGTTGCATTACTTTTTCAAGACCACCAGTAATAGGTTGTATATCTTCTTTCAGTCTTTCATCAGAAAAAGCAGTAACATCGTTATTAAAAGTAGCGGCTCCAGCGGCAGACATGTCTATTGTAAGAGCTGTAATACCACTACCACCGTCATTACCTTTTATTTTAAAATCTTTATCAGAAACTTTTGTCTCTATTTCAAAATCACTACTAGCATTATTTAAAGTAGCTATCTCTGTTCCCCCATCTTTAAAAGATATGTTCGCACCATCTGCATCGAGTATGATATCACCAGCAGAATCAAATGTCATATCACCAGAGTTTGTTTTAACTGTGCTCACATTTACAGAACCACCAGATAAATCTAAATCCACAAAAGCATCAACTACAGCCGC